ATGCGGACGCTGATATGGACATCCAGCGTCCAGTAAGAAAAACAAAAGAAGCCGCAGGTTATGATTTTACAGTAGCTGAAGATACAGTTATTTTACCATATAAAAATTTATATGATACTTTAAGACTTGCAGATAGACTTCCTATTTATGAAGAAAAAAATAAAACTATTGATGAAGTTGCAGCATTAACCAAGAAATATAATGCAAAGCCGACTTTAGTTCCAACAGGAGTTAAATGCAAGCTTGAACCAGACACTTATCTTGAACTTAGTGTGCGCAGTTCTTCTCCTTTAAAATATTGGCTTATTTTAGCTAATGGAGTTGGCATTATTGATGGTGATTATTATAACAATAAAGATAATGAAGGAGAAATTTTCTTTCAGTTGATTAACCTTTCCCCTTATCCTATTTTATTGAAGAAAGGTGACGCGATTGGTCAAGGCATTATTAAGCCCTATTTGAAAACAGAAGATGATGTTGAAGGTGGGCTTAGAACAGGTGGATTTGGATCCACTTCATATGCAGACCAGGATGTGTTACAGCCAGCTACATGAGATTGTTAGCTTTAGATCAAGCAAGTAAAGTTTCTGGATATGCGGTTTTTATTGATGGAAAATTAGAGACTTTTGGAAAATTAAGTTTTAATAATGAAAGTCTTGGGGAAAGATTATTTAGAATACGCGAAGCTGTTGCTAAATTAATCGCTGACTATGGTATTGAAGAAGTTATTTTTGAAGATATTCAACTTCAATCTAATGTTGGCAATAATGTTCAGACTTTTAAAGCTTTAGCAGAGGTTTATGGAGTTATTTATGAATTGGTGACTGAATTAGATTTACCTAATACATCTGTATTAGCTAGTTCTTGGAAATCCGCACTTGGAATAAAAGGAAGGACTCGCCAAGAGCAAAAGCGAAATGCGCAAGCTTATGTTACTAATATATATGGAATAAAAGCAACGCAAGATGAGTCAGATGCAATTTGCATTGGTTCTTATTTTCTAAATAAACAAGATAAAGTAGATACTTTAATAAAAGAATCTTCAAAAGGATTTGATTGGTCAGATTAATTTAAAATTCGCTTTCTACTTTTTATATTCTATGAGGACATAAAAAGACTAGGAGGCGAATTTCTTTATTTATGTTAGAATTTATTGTGAAATACTGGATTGAGTTTTTGTTTGGGCTTATTGTTACTGGTGGAGGAATCTTCTTAAAACGATATGCAGAATTAGTAAAAAAAGAACAAAAAGCTCAGCAAGATGAATTCTATAGTAAACTGAAATCTGAAATATCAGATAGCTATCAACAGTCTCAATATGACGATAAGGTTCTCCAGGGGGAAATTGATGAATTAAAAGAAGAATTAAGCTGTTTAAAAAAAGGCATTTTATCACTTCAAGGACGTCAATTTAAACAAGCGTGTATCATGTTACTTAATGAAAATCATGACATATCATTGGAAGAATACCAAGAAATTGATAATGATCATGATGCTTACAATGGGCTAGGTGGTAATCACAATGGAGATCGTTTATTTAATTTAGTCAAAAAGAAGGCTGAAAGGACTTTAACAGTTACTACAGATGAAACTGATGAATAAACAAAAAAAATGGGAAGAACTATAAAAGTTCTTCCCTTATTTTTTTATGCTAATTTAGAAGCAAGTACAGCTATTTTCTTTTGTAGCATTTGTTTTTCTTCTGGAGATGCGGTAGATGCCATTTCCATTATATCTTTTTGAAGTTCATTAATATAACCTTCAAGATGTTGCATTGAAAGAATTGGATCATTACTCATTTTCTTAACTTTTTTATACTCGTGAAAATGTTTTTCAATAGGTCTTTCTTCTTTCATTATATGTGGCTGATAATCATCATGATATGCCATAATTTCTTCCGGCTCTGATTTTTCCATTGCTTTTACAATGCTACAGTAATACATTGTTTCGGCAATATCCTTAATCATATCTACAACTTCACCTAATTCTTTAGTATCTGCACTCTGTGGATTTTCTAATTCCATTTCGACTTGTTCCATAAGCATTTTTTTCATTCTTTTAAGATCTTTCATTTACGCCACCCTTTCAACAATCAAATTAGCGTTTTGAACTAAAATAGATTGTGTTGAAGTATTTTTAATACTAACTTGAGAGCAGCATCCTTTTGGAACATCAATAAAAATTGCGCCAGATACTGAATTATAATCATCAACGGCTCCAGGAGTAGAAATCATCATTGAAGAAGCAATAGGCTCTCCATCAATAGTAATTGCTACTGAAATTGAATCAACTGTGCCGCCTGTTGGAACTGCTACATTACATCCAAAAGTGACTCTGTAACGAGCTCTGCATTGTTGCGTTAGACCGCGTAAATTAACAAGCCCGCTTCCACTTCTGTGAAGAATACTGCAGTTGCCTTCAACCGCAGTATTCGTAAATAATATATCTTGATTAGCTGCTACTGTTTGAGCTGTTGTCGCAGTAATTTCCATAAATACAAATCTCCTTTACTTATTTACTTAACAACTACATCCATTAGAATAAGCTGCATATGGACTACATGTCAAATATGCAGGAACCGGACATGGACGAAGTTCATTTACTAAGTAAGCGTTCTGAGCGCATTGAGATAACTGGAAGTTAGCTGACTGTAGCTCATTGTTCTTAGCTTCTAATCTATCACGTAACTCTTGCATTGTATTAGCATTGATTAAAGCTCTTGTTTGCTCAGCTTCTTCTCTAATAGCTTGAGTTATTTCACAAGTATTTCGAGAATTATCATATCTAACTGCATCTATATTGCGGTTTGTATCACAGCAACAAGACTGCATTGCATAACGATTATCAGCTAAGTTAGCGTTTACTGTATTAAATCCTTGTGCGACAGAACTAAATCCTGTACACAAATCACGTTGCACATTACCAAAATTGGTTAATAGAGTTGTGTTGTTAGTATAGAATCCATCACAAAGTCCTTGCTGAATTCCTCTAACACCATTTTCTACATTCTGGAAGTTTAAGTCTTGACTTAAATCTGCTCTAGTTAAGGCGCCCTGAGTTGCAGCTGAATTAGCTCCATTACCCCAGTTGCCTCCCCAACCTCCGCCCATAAAGACGAATAAGAATAGGATTATAATCCACCAAGCTCCCATGCCATCTGTCCAGCCAGCTTCTCCACGATTTCCAGAAGCAGCTGCAATGTCTGATAATGAATATCCTGAACCCTGATTAAACATATTGGTTCCTCCTTTTAAATTACCTGAGACCAAGCATTTGTTTAAAATTACTAAATTCTTGGTCAAAATCTACACCTCTTTGTTGGCATAAATTTCTAGCTAATTGTTCAATACCTTTTGTATCATTAGCTTGCGCCATGCTTAAGAGGTTGTTACCCATAGGAGTTCCCTGCATTTGGCTTAAAAGATTCATCATTAATTGTTGTGGATTTCCGCCATTTCTAATTAATTGAATAAACTGCATAGGATTAATATTCATTATATTACCTCCTTAAAAGTTTAAATTTAATGGCTCTTTTGATTTTTCTTGTTCAGCTTTTTGCGGTTGCGGCTCGCTCATCGGGGTCGTCGATGCCGTAGAAGGTTGACTTAAAAAACTTTTTAATTGAGTCATAGCTATCTCAAATTCTTCTCGTGTTACATAAGCAGAACTATTCAACGGTGGTTCAACAGGCATTTCTTTTAATTCGTACATGTTTAGTGTGGCTGTGCCATCCATATTTATCTGCTTTGTGTAAATTTTTTTATTTGCCAAATCTGGAAAATAAAAAATCGAACCATCAAAATCTATTGTAGCAGCTCTCGCTTCTTCAATAGATGATACAGGTCTACCTTTTACAGTCGCCATCATCTGAGGACGTATCATCGAAGAAGGACTCTGCATCTGATTTTGATAGTATTGAGTTTGAGGTTGCATTTGGTTATAATAGCTATTATTTGTAGGATACATAAAAAGTATACTTCCTTTCTGTAAGAAAATTTTTCTCTCTTTCTTACATTATATATTGATTTTTGAATGGGCAAAATTTTAAAACAAAACCCTAAAATGTTGCATAAACTTTTCTCAAAAAATTTTAAATATCTTTATAAAATTTATACAAAAGTATCAAATCGATCGGTTTAACGCGTTATATATTTTGTACACTTTGAACAAAAATATATTATAGATTTTTGTTAAAAATAAACAAAAAAAAAAGGAACCTCAATTAAGAGGTTCCCTTATTAACTTTTTGTTCATTTACTGTTGCTTCAATCATATTAGTAATATATATATCTAAATCTCCATAGGCTTCTTTAAGATAATTTTTAGCATCATCATTTAAAATACTTAATACTTTAGATAAGGTCTCTTGAAAAGCCGCTTCTTGAGCTTCTTTATCAAATGAGCCTTGTTGTTTTAAGCTATCTACATATGTTTGGTTTGTTGCAATTACGCAAGTCGTAATTGTATTGGTTAACATATCTGTATATTTTTTAGCTAATGCAGAATCAGATTCTGTATTAAAAGCTTCATTTTTAGCTTGAATGTATTTAACTAGATAAGTAGTTAAAACTCCAAGAAGAGGAATAATACATACCTCAAAAATTTTAGTTAATAATTCTAACCAATCCATTTTTTACTCCTTAATCCATAGAATAATAATTTTTAGGTGTATCAACTATTCCAACTCGAGAAGAATTTTTATCATTAATAAAAATTCCGTCTTGAGAAACAATTAAAGATAATACTTCAGCTTGACATTCTGGCTTAATAAAATAATATAAATATAATCCTAATAAATCTGAAGATGGAATAGTTCTTCCCTCTAATTTAAAATATTTATATCCCATCTTATTATATTCTTGCATTTCAGCTCTTGTTAAATTATTTCCTTTACCAAGAACGGAGGGGTGAGTAATATTCTCTTTAATTTTACATACACCTAAAACATTATAAGTATCTCGTAAATATGTAAGCTGAGCGATTCCAGTTTTTGCATAATGAGTTTTTCTAAAAGAGCAATTTGAACCGCAAATAGCATTACTTAAAAATTCGCATTTTCCACGCTTCTCTTTTGGAATTGCTTCCAATAATTCCTTATTTTTATTTAAATCATAATCTAAACATACTTGATAATAATCTTTATCTAATTCTGCTAAGAAATCAGTAGGATTCGTTAAACGTTTAGTTGTTGAACTAATAATTTTATATCCAGGATAATTTTCTCTAATATATTGTTCCATAAGAGGAGAATTTACTACAACTTCATTACGGCCATTATCACAAACTTCTAACATTAAATTACCAAATCTGTCATCAAGATGCTCTTCTGTAATAACTGGATTAGTAAAAATTAATCTTAAAGCTACATTTCTATCTTTATAATCATTAACAACTTCTTCCATATATTCTCTAGTGCAA